ACCTATTTCAATGAAGCTAAAAAATTAATTCTATCAGCATGAAATCCACCGACTCACAAACTGCGCTGATTAAAGGGTGGCTATTGAATGGCTACTCAATCACTCAACTAGATGCCTTAAATATGTTCGGCTGCTTCCGGTTATCCGCAAGGATAGCCAACCTTCGAGAAGAAGGGCTTGACATAGTTACCGACATGGTGAATGTAAATGATAAAAGAATCGCTAAATACTATTTGAACAGATGACACGAGAAGAAATAATTACAGAATTGAATCACAGGTCTACACAGAAATACCTGGTTTACCTAGCCCTTCAGGAGATCATGCTAGACTACTATGAAGATGTATCCATGTTGAAGTTCTTTGATCTGGATCTACAGACCAAGCACAAGAACATGATCAACGCTTTAAAGCGGAAGTCTACACAGGCTTTCCGGTACTTGGAAGGGTACGATAATGGAGAAGCTACTATCAAACAGTTTCACGAGTTTGTAACCCTATTTGAAAGGCTTCACACGGCTATAGATGAAGGAGGAAGTATCTTCCATGATTGTATTAATGCAGTAGAAGAAATCCTAGATAGACATGAGAAGAAGGAATCTAACTGAATACGAGAAGATAGTGATCTTTGAAAAATGGCAGGATCGAGTGCCTACCAAGGTCATTGCTTTAGAAATGGGTGTGAGTTATATGTGCATTTATAACCAACTAAAAAAACGCTATTTAGTAGGATAATTGGAAAATTTATTATATTTGTTCATCACGAGTCATTTTTGAGGTAGGAGCCAAAAATGATTCCATAGGTTTACTAAACCTAGCCTGTCAGACTCCTACCTGGCAGGCTTTTTTATTTACAAAAAATGAGCGGATGGATTAAAGTACACAGGCAACTTCAAGATCATTGGGTATGGTCTAAGCCGGAGTATCTAAAATGGTGGCTTGACATTTTGATGTCGGCTAACATAGAACCAAAAAAGGTTTTGATCAAGGGTCAACTTCTAGAAGTCAATAGGGGTGAGGTCATATACTCCTATGAAACTTGGGCAAATAGATGGAAAATCAACAAATCTAAGGTTTTAAGGTTTTTAAAAATGCTTGAAAAAGATTCAATGATTGTGTTAAAAAGCGAAACGATAACGACACGGCTAACTATCTGTAAATATGATACTTACCAAGGTGAGCGAAACGATAGTGAAACGCAAGTGAAACGCACACGAAACGCAAGTGAAACGCAAGTGAAACCAACTAAAGAAGTAAAAGAATTAGAGAAGGAAATAAATAGAGAGACCTTTATCTCTTTGGATGAAGTAGAGGTAGAGATGGCAAAGGAAAAGCCAATGCATAGACCATACTTTACTAGAATGCAAGAGATATACAACCTAGATGAAAAGAATATAAAGGAATCATTTAAGAATTGGAAGATACTAAAGGAAGGAGAAGCAATGACTATAAGCAAAGCGCAGAACTCCTTCAATCTCTACCTGAAGAATAATGCAAGTACAGGATACAATGAAAGCAAAGGTATAGAACCACCTAAGTATCCTAAGTCTACGATAGAAGATAATTGGTGGTAAGATGAAAGCGGAAGATCTACGGAAAATGAATGACTTGAATAGGGATATTTGGGGAATGATAGTACAAGCACAGCAAACTAAGAATTGGGCTTTGATTGAAGTAAACTTGAAGAGGCTTTATTCATTACAAAAAAAGTATATAAATCTCATCAATATCATGGATTATGAGGTAAAAGGTACTACATTGATGCTTCAAGATGAGATACGGGTGAGGAATCAATTTGAAAAGCAATGGTTTAAAGATGTCGCTACTAGATCAGGAAGCTACCAAGAGATGAAGGAGAACATAGATAAACACTTTCCTACATGAAAAAGAAATCAGAAAAGATATTTGATCTGGACTTTTGTGAAGGATCAATCAAGACCTTTGCAGGGCAGAGGGATTCAATGCTTCAGAACTTCCGTAAGGGTAAGGAGGCAGGATCTAAGACCTATGTGAGGGATCTAGATCAAATCAGTAGTGGAGGTATACAGAATAAAATGTGGTCTTGGAAGGCGGGAGAATTCAATCTCTGGACAGGATACAACAATGAAGGCAAATCACAGTTCTTGATTTTCCTTTGTGTATTAAAGGCAATCAATGAGGGATGGAAGTTTGCCTTTTTTAGCCCTGAGAACTACCCACCAGATGAATTCTTTGATGACATCATTCACACGATCCTAGGTAAAAGCACGGATAGGTTTTACAAAAATTTCGATGTATCTGAGCAGGAGTACTTGAAGGCTTTTGACATGGTGAAGGACAACTTCTACTTTGTCTATCCGGAGAAGAATGGAGTGCCTGACTTTACGATAGATCAGATTGAATCTGTATTCGAGTACCTAGTTTGGGAGAAGGATGTCAAGGCAGTAGTGGTAGATCCATACATCAAGATACGGCATGAGATGACAGCAGGAGAACCTGAACACCTGTATGCATCTAGGTTCATGATGGATCGAATCAACTTCACACGGAAGAATAATGTAAGCTATCACCTAGTCATGCACCAAACTACACCTAGGAAAGAGAAGGATGGCAACTACCCTCCACCTTCCCTGTATCAAATCAAAGGTGGTGGTACTTTTGCAGATAGCACCGACAATTCTATCTCTGTATGGAGACCTAATAGGGCAACAGATCCAAATGATACCACAGTCATCATCAAAACTGATAAGATCAAGAAGCAGAAACTAGTAGGTATTCCTTTTGAGATCACAATAGATTTCAATAGAAAAAAGAATAGGTACATGGGTAAGGATGGATTTGACTACTTTGATAATGCAAAAAAAGTAACCGGTTCTGAACCGGTTCAAGAACCAAGGGTTGAGAAGTTCTATAGATCAGGAATAGAGGATTTTCAATTTAATACAGAAGAAATAAACGCACCATTTTAAAAAAAATACCATGAAGCAGTTTAATATGTTTGGCAATTTAGAGCCACAAAAAGAAGAAAGAAAGTACACTACAAAAATTGAATCACCAATCTATGAGCCTAAAAATCAAAAGCCTCATATACTAGAACTTTATGATAACCAAAAGACTAGGAGATTGATAAGAGAGATAGATCAAAGCAGCCTACCTACAGAGGAAAAAATGTTCTTGGTAGATGCAGCAAGAAGGCATACTATTTTCAACTATGAAAAAATAGCAGACTACTACGCAAATGCTAGTCCAGAGATGCAGTCTTTAATGGAAAAATCAGCACTTGTGATCATTGATTTTGAAAAGGCTATCGAGTACGGATATGTCAAGATGTGTGATGATATTAGAACTCAATACCTAGAAGAATATGGAGACTAAGGATTTTGCAGTATTTATTCTCACACATGGGAGAGCTGATAGTGTTTTCACATATAAAACACTAAAGAAATGCGGTTACACGGGTCTAGTCTATTTCATAGTAGATAACGAGGACAAAATGATAGATCAATACATCAAAAATTTTGGTGAAGAATATGTCAAGATCTTTGATAAAAAGAAGATGGCTGACTCTATTGATGAAGGAAATAACTTTGACAATAGGAAGGTGATCATTCATGCACGAAATGCCTGCTTTCATATAGCAAAAGATCTAGGAATCAAGAATTTTGTACAGCTAGATGATGACTACTACTACTTTGGGTATAGATATGAGACAGGTGCTAAAATCATCAAGAATCTTGATAGGGTTTTTGAGATAGTTCTTGATTTTTATAAAAATACCACAATCACTTCAATTGCATTTTCACAAGGAGGAGATCATATAGGTGGATTCTCCGGAATTAAATTGAAAAGAAAGTGTATGAATTCATTCTTTTGTAGTACGGATAGATACTTTCAATTTGTGGGATCAATTAATGAAGATGTGAATACCTATACCACACTAGGCTCTAGGGGTGATGTGTTCTTCACATTCACTAATATTCAACTAGATCAAAAGGATACACAAAGCAATAAGGGAGGAATGACTGATCAATATGCCCTAAGTGGTACTTATGTCAAGTCTTTTCATACAGTAATGATGCAACCTAGTTCAGTGAAGATATCAATGATGAATTCAAATCATCCAAGACTTCACCACTCCATAAATTGGAAAGCCACAACTCCCATGATCATAAGTTCTAAACATAGAAAATAATATGAAAAAGATAGTTCAACAATTCATCCCATCAAAGCAGGATCTATTCAGCATTCAGTCCGTTCTACTTTCGATCTTTGTTCTATTTAATTTTGATTATGACTTCGGGCTTTTGTTCATGGTCATTGTATCATTGTATTCTATCGGAATGGACTTACTCTATCGGATCTGCAAATGATACAATTCAAAATAAATGAAAAGCCTTTGTCAGTGAATCTTGCATGGCAGGGCAAACGATTCAAAACACCTGCCTACAAGGAATACGAAAAGGGAATGCTTTTGAATATGCCTAGGGCTAAGATTGAAAAAGATCAGATGCTAAGGGTTGAGTTCTTCTTTGGATTCAGTAATAAGGCTTCTGACCTTGACAATCCGGTAAAATTATTGATGGACATAGCGCAGAAGAAGTACGGCTTTGATGATAAGATGGTATTTGAATTGAATGTGAGGAAGTGCATAGTGAAGAAGGGAGAAGAATTTATACATATGGGTATCTATAAAATGCTTCCTTTTTAGACAAAATTCACCCTTTAAAATTGGATATTAATTTTTATCCTATATTCGTAGAAAATAACAAACCAAAATGAGCGTAGAAGAAGGATTGCTAATCAGAAGATCAAGAAAGAAAAGCGGATTCACGCAGCTAGAACTTTGCAAGAAGCTAGGACTAAGCCATGCACCTATTAACCAAGTGGAGAACGGATGGGAATCAATTAGCCTGTTCAATCTTAGGATGATCTGTGAGGCGGTAGGTCTGGAAGTTGTAATCAGAGAGAAGAAATAGAATGCCTAGAATGTTACCCAAATCGAAACTAGATTACTCACTTGAGATCCGCTATAGGCTTTCAAACGGGGAGTGGTCTAAGTGGATGAATAAGGGGAAGGGTAGATTTCAAACTATCGAATTAGTACAGCATCAGATCAGGCTTCTTGCAGCATCATATAAGGGCAGAGAGAAGGAGGTACGCTTTGAATGGAATGGATGGTTATGCGACTATTCAGGACTGCCTACGGGCGAAGTAATTAGCCTTAAATGAAAGCTATCGAATGGCTATATGACAATGAGTTCAAATATGTATTTCAGAACATAGGGAAAGACCTATGGGAAGATCTACGGCAAGAAGTAGCGGTGATAGTATTAGACTACGATCAAGGCAAACTCAAGGAACTAGAAGCGAAAGGAAAGCAAGTATTCAAGTTCTGGATAGTTAGGATCTGCTGCAATCAAACTAATTCAAAGTACGGGAAGTTCGGCAGGATGTATGCAGCCCTTGTTCCGGTGGAGGATATAGTCAAGTTAATCAAAGAGGAAGAGGAAATAGATAACAGCCAAGCGGTAGCAGACTCAATTTCAAAGATCATTGAATCATTGTATTGGTACGATCAAGAGATTCTCAGAATGTATGTCGAACTAGGATCAGTTAGGAAGGTATCAAAGCAGACAGGCATTCCGCATACTTCAATTTTCATAACCATTAAAAAAATAAGATCATGCATCAAATCACAATTGGTATACTAGGGTCAATAGGGATAACCCTAATCTACTTCTACATTTTAAATGTCCCTGCAATCTATATGAGGCTAACAAGAAAGAAATTAGGCAAGCCATTCAACTGCTCTTTCTGTATGTGCTTCTGGACTTCGATGATTTACTTCATTTTAAATACAGAATTAGACGAAGCAATATTTCTTGGTAGTGCAACTCCATTCATTTACATGATCGTGGAGGAACACATAACTAATAAATTTGAACTATGACACCTAAAGAAAAGGCTACAGAATTATTTCAAAGGATTAGTTTATGGGTAGATGATAAAGATACTGCAATAGATTTAGCTGAATTGTTTTCAAAAATGATGATTGAGGATCTAGAAGAAGATACATATACTTATCATTATTGGGAATATGTAAAAAACGAACTACAAAAAATATGACACCTGAAGATTTAGAACTATTCAAGAAGCACTTCGAACTATACGAGTGCTATAAGAAGCACTCCTTTATTCGCAATTATTCCAAGACAGTCTACACGGAATTGATTCACCTATACACTACCTACATCAGCACGAAGCACACCTTCTCACATTGGTGCAGTAGCTGTAGGGCAGAACTAGTAACGGCAGTCTACAATTGGTACACGAATGAGGCAAACACTACCTGGTACAAAGAAGAAAAGGTGGAGGATGTGACCAAGTTACCTTTCAACACAGAAGAAAGGGTGATTGAAAATAAGCCGATCAAGAGAAGAAGAAAACCAAATAAATAAAAACATGGACAACAAACCAAAAACAAAACTAGGCAACGGCAAAAAGAGAAGTGATTCGTGGATCACGGCAGCGATCTGCCTATCCGATGCCGAGGCACACGCTTACACCTACAACGGGAAGAAGTATGTCAACCTAAACATTAACATCTACGATAAGCCAAACGAATACGGCAAGGATGTGGCAATAACTTTGAACGATTACAAGAAGGAGGAAGGTGCAAAGCCACAGGAGAACAAGATGCCTGCCGTACCTTATCAAGCCGAAGAATACGATCTACCATTCTAAAAAAAACCACCAACCATGTCAAAATTTCAATTGAATTTCAATAGTGCAAAAAAGGTGATCAGCGTAACACTTGAAGATGAAGAGCAGGGAATCTTTCAACTTGCTTACTTGTTTAAGAAGTTGCTAGATGATGCAGGAATAGCAAACAAAGTAGAGGAGAAAGAAGTAGAAGTAGTAGAGGCTACGGAAGAGAATAGCAACTAAATAGACAAAAATCCACAAAATGGACTTAAAAAAGAAAGCATTTCTTGAAGCCTACAGAAAGGCCTTTGGTAACATATCAAAGGCCTGCAAGGCTACCAATATGGACAGGGGGACTTTCTATGATTGGAAGGTCAAAGATCCTGAGTTTCTATCTGCCTTGGAATCCATTGAGCCTGATGAAGACTTTGCTGATTTTGTGGAGGATGCCCTAGTAGAAAAGATCAAGGATAAAGATACTACTGCTATCATTTTCGCCTGCAAAACCAAACTTAAAAAGAGGGGCTATGTCGAAAGGCAGGAAATCACAGGTGCAGATGGGAAGAAACTTTTTGAGGTGAAGATTGTGGATGACGGCAATTAGCATCAAAACAAATAAAGTATTTCGCCATCTTGAGGCTAGCAAATCTAAGATAGTAGTAGAGCAAGGTGGCACTAGATCAGGGAAGACCTACAACATCCTTCTCTGGATTATTTTTTCATACTGCGAAAAGAACATGGGTAAGATCATCACAATCTGCAGGAAGACCTACCCTGCTTTGAGGGGTACTGTTATGCGTGACTTTTTAACTATCCTAAAGGATCACGAGATCTACTCGGAAGATGACCATTCAAAGACAGCATCAGAATACAAGCTAAACGGCAACACGATTGAATTCATTTCTTTGGATATGCCTCAGAAGATAAGGGGTAGAAAGAGGGATCTACTTTTTGCCAATGAGGCGAATGAACTGAATTTCGAAGATTGGCAGCAGTTGCTATTTCGTACAAATGAAAAGGTTATTATCGACTTCAACCCTTCGGAAGAATTTCATTGGATCTATGACCAAGTCCTTCCTAGAAAGGATGTTGAGTTCTACCAAACTACCTACAAGGATAACCCATTTTTAGGGGCAGAGATCAAGGCAGAAATTGAAAGGCTCAAGGAGATAGATGAGAACTATTGGAGGGTTTACGGGCTAGGAGAACGGGGTCAAAGCAGAGCCTTGGTATATACCTTCAGTACTACCAAACAAATCCCCAAGGAAGCAAAGCTAGTAGCCTATGGTCTTGACTTTGGATTCTCAAATGATCCTACGGCATTGGTTCGGACTTACATCCTTGACGATGCTATGTATGTAGATGAATTGATCTACAGGACAGGCATGACTAACCAAGACATAGCAAAGGAGATGCAGAGCCTAGGACTAGAAAAGCAGAATGAGATCTTTGCGGATAGTGCCGAACCTAAAAGCATTGAAGAGATCTATAGGATGGGGTGGAATGTCAAGCCTGTGGTAAAGGGTGCTATCAATCTAGGTATTGACATCATCCGCAGATACAACCTTTATGCAACGGAAGGAAGCTACAACTTGATCAAGGAACTTAGAAACTACAAGTATATTGAAGACAAAAACAATCAGATGACCAACAAGCCCGTGGATAATTTCAATCACGCTTTGGATGCTCTCAGGTATTCGGTGGTGAATAAGATCTCCAATAGTCACCTAGGTAAGTACTCTTTCCGATAGATACATCAAACCAAAAAAATATATTTAGAATCATGTGGGATAAACTTACAGTAGGGCAGTTCATCAGCCTGTACGATATCGAAGCAAACGCTAATCTTAACATCATTGAGAAGCAGCAGAAGATGCTTGCAATCGTGGATGGGAAGGATGAAGAGTACTATGATGATTTCAAGTACAGGGATCTGATGCATGAGTACGCTGAGAAGTTAGCTTTCTTTGATAACATCCCAGAGACCAAGCCTGTAGACTATTTGCAGGTAGGGGAGAATAGGTATAAATTCTGCTTTGAACTACACGAGATCACGGCAGGGCAGTACATTGACATTCTAGCCTTTAGCGGTGAGATCATGCAGTTGAACAAGATAGCTGCCTGTTTCTTTCTGCCTATGCTAGGTGACAAGTATCAAGGCTATGGGGTAGTTCCTCATGATGTGGTAGCGGATGATTTGCTAGGGGCAAAATTCA